CTATTCGTTCTGGACCGTCAGGGCTTGATTAATATGCCCCTCAAGGTCAATGGTGTGCAGATCAAAGTCACGCCGGTATCGCCTCTTGCCGAGGCTCCCAAGATGGAAGAGGTCAATCAGCTTCTCAGCTTTATGCAGATTGCCAATTCTATGGGGCCAATGGGCCAAGCAATTATTAACGTCCCAGAAAGTATTTCGTTCATTGCGGAAAAAATGGGGATCGATCAACGTGTATTAAATACACCGGAAGAGCAACAAATGATGATGCAGCAAATGCAGCAAGCTATGATAGAACAGCAGCAACCTATGCCCACTGATGAAACAGTAGCAGAGGCCATGCAATGAGTTCGCCAGACGGTTGGGAAGGAATAAGTCAAGCGTTTGTCGAGCCGCCAAAGGCGGATGATCTGGACATACTTTATGGACGGGTCTTTAAATCTGAGGAAGGTCAGAAGGTGTTACATCACCTGAGACAGATAACTATAGAACAGCCATCTTGGTATCCAGGCGAAGATCCTAGTCACGGTTTTGTGAGAACAGGCATGACTGAGCTTGTACGCCTGATTGAACGCAGGGTGGGAAGGAGCAATAATGTCTGAACAAGCAGAAGCAATTGAAGTCTCTAATGAGGCTCCTCTGGTTAATTTTCAAAAGCCAGAAGAACAGCCGCAAGAACAAGAACAACCGTTTCAATTACGGCCAGAAGAAAATGAAGAGGTTGATATTGATGATGGTGAACCGCTGGAACGTCCTGACTTTTACCCAGAAAAGTTTTGGGATGATGATGGCCCTGATGTTGAGAAGTTGGCAAAAAGCTATGCAGAGCTTGAAAAGGCTTTTAAAGCAGGTAAACACAAAGCGCCGGATGGTGATTATGACACTAAAGATCTGGTGGATAAGGGTTTGGACTTGGAAGATCCTTCAGTCCAGGCGTTTCAAGATTGGTCTAAAAAATATGGTATCTCGCAACAAGCTTTTGAAGAGCTTGCGGGGCAAGTCCTAGAGTTTTCTCAGGATAGCCAAGAAGCCATAGAATATGATCGGCAACAGGAAATGCAGAAGCTTGGCGAGCGAGGCCAAGAAAAGATTGCGTATCTTGAGCGTCATATTACCCGCGCATCACTGACAAACTCAGAGCGCGAGGCTTTGGCCTACAGCCTGAACAGCGCCGATGCAATCAATGCAATGACCAAGTTTATTCAAGGTTATACGAACGAAGGCATACCGACAACGCCGGTTGTGGACACGCCTGAAATGACCAGAGAAGATCTTGCTTCAGCGATTGCAGACCCGCGTTGGCAGACCGATGCAGCGTGGCGAACAAAGATTGAAAAGCAATGGGCAGCGGCAAATAGCTAGATTTTGTTGCAATCACTACATTTTGCGTGTATAGGCAGATTAAGGGCTAACCGCTGCGCGGCCCCTTGATGTGGTAATCCACTGGTGGGCGCGGCCACTTTCGCGCAAGCGACTGCCCGGTTTACATCGGCTAACAGTAAGCGTTTTGAGTTGAAACCTAATAGGAGGCTTCTGCTATGGCGCAGAGTATTACTAATGCCTTTGTAACGCTTTTCGATGAGGAAGTTAAACAGGCATACCAAGGCGAAGCGTTGCTTCGCGGCACAATGCGGACACGTACCGGTGTCCAGGGTAACACAGTAAAGTTCCCAAAAATCGGTAAAGGTGTTGCAACAGTTCGTGTTCCACAAACTGACGTAACTCCATTGAACGTAACCTATAGCCAGGTTACAGCAACAATGTCTGATTATATCGCAGCAGAATATTCAGACATCTTCCATCAATCACACGTCAACTTTGATGAGCGCCGTGAATTGGTGCAGGTTGTTTCAAAAGCGATTGCTCGCCGTATGGACCAGCTTTGCATTGATGCACTTGATGCGGCTGCGTCTCCATCAACTGTTGCAACATCTGTTGGCGGTGCGGCTTCAAACATGAACATTGAAAAACTTCGTGCGGCTGCGAAAGCACTGAACGACAAAAATGTTCCAGCCGAAGGTCGTCACTTGTTGATGCACTCTTCTCAGCTTGACGCAATGCTAGGTGAAACTGAAATCACATCAAGTGATTTTGCTACCGTCAAAGCATTGGTTCGTGGAGAAGTTACATCATTCATGGGCTTCAACATTATCACAATGGGTGATCGTGATGAAGGCGGTGTTCCTAAGCCATCAACCCGTACATGCTTTGCTTGGCACCAAGACAGCATGGGTTATGCTGAAAGCATCTCTCAGAAGTCAGAAGTAAACTACATCCCAGAGAAAACATCGTTCCTTGTAAGTTCTATGTTCTCTGCTGGTGCGGTTGCTATTGACGATGAGGGCATCGTTAAAATCTCATGTACTGAATAAGAAGGAGATTAAGACATGGCATTCGCGCAAGCAAATTGGGCAACTGTTGCAGCTTCTAAAGCTGGTTCAGCGCCAAATATTTACAGCTATAAATCAGCGGCAGATACCAAGGCCACAATCGCTGGCTCTGGTTATTTTAATACTGTTGAGGGTCTTATCACAACTGGTGATTGGATTTATACTTATGGCTCAGATGGCGGTCAAACTTTGGTCGCAACAAATACCTCCGGTGTTATTACAACGGCGGTAATCTAATCCCCTGGGGGGCTGGGCAACTGGCCCCCTTCAAACTTTTGGAGGGCTATAATGGCGTCTGGTGATACTGATGTTTCTGTTTGTTCCGCCGCGCTAATATTGTTGGGCGCTTCTAAGATTACATCTCTTAAAGATACAGATGATGTTTCTGTTGCTTGTAACAGTCTATATTCAAATTTAAAAAATTCTTTATTAAGTTCTTATCAATGGTCTTGGAGCTTAAAAAAACGCAGGCTTACGCAATTATCAACTGATCCGCTTACTGAATGGGATAACGCATTTGTTCTTCCCAATGATATGTTGTCTGGTGTTTTGGCTGTTTTTGAAACAACCGGCAATACGGAAAGACCAATTCGCTATGGTTGGGAGGTTTATGGAAATCAACTATTTACTAATCTTAATACCGTTTACATTGATTACCAAGCAACTGTTCCAGAATTTAAAATGCCATCGTACTTTATTAGATTGCTGCAATTAGCAATGGCGGCAGAATTAGCTATTGTTATAACAGATCAACAATCTAAAGCGGAAAGTTTCCGTATACAAGCTTTCGGTTCTCCGTCTGAAAACGGACGTGGTGGCGAAATGAGAAAAGCCATGAATATAGATGGGCGTGGACAGGCAACACAAATTATTGAGGATTATTCTCTTATTCAGGCGAGGTACTGATGAGAATTACGCAATATCAGTCTAACTTTTCTACCGGAGAAATAGATCCTCTTCTACGGGCTAGAACAGATCTTCAGCAATATCAGAATGCTTTAGAAGAAGCGACAAATGTTGTTGTGCAACCTCAAGGCGGAATTAGTCGTCGAGATGGCTTGGAGTTTGTTTTTGACTTTGGATCGAGCTTTACAGAATTTAAAATTATTCCATTTGAGTTTAGTATAAACGACAGCTATTTGTTGGTTTTTGTTGTTGGTCGAATTTATGTTTTTAAAAACAAAAATCTGCAAAGAAATATTAATTCAAGTGGCAATGATTATATTACGGCCTCTGATATTACGGCGGCAATGCTTGATGAGCTTGAATATACGCAAGCTGTAGATACCCTAATTCTTTGCCATGAAGATCTTCAGACAAAACGTCTTGTGCGCAATTCTGATACGTCTTGGACGTTTGAGAACCTGCCTCTGACTAATCTGCCACAATATGCTTATGCGTTTGATGAGCATTCTCCTAATTTTACAATCACACCCAGCGCGACAACTGGCAATATCACAATTACTGCATCGGCAGTAACAACCGATACCGGACAGGCACAAGCTGGCTCTAGCAATACCATTACACTTAAAACGGCAACATCTTATACATCTGATGATGATCCAAATGGTATGTTTATTAAAATTACTTCCGGTACTGGAGCAGGGCAAACAAGGCACGTTGAGGATTATGTTGCGGCGACTAAAGTTTTAACGGTATATCCAGCATGGGATACAGCGCCAGATGCAACTTCTAATTATGAAGTAAAGGCTTTTAAAGAAGCTGCCGTCAATGAATATGCTCAAGTAAACAGTACATTTGGCCGTGCTAGATATATTGAATATGTTAGTGATACTGTGATGAAAGCGGTTGTTGAGGTTCCGTTCTTTGACACAAGTGCTGTTGTTGCCGGAAATTGGAATAGCGAACACGGTTATGAAGATGTTTGGTCAAGCACTAGAGGATGGCCAAGATCGGCAACTTTCCATGAAGGTAGATTATATTTCGGTGGCTCTAAGTCCAGACCAAATACTGTCTGGGGTTCTCGCGTTATTGATTACTTTAACTTTGATGCGGGTACTGGTCTTGATGATGAGGCCGTTGAAACAACAATTAACACAAACCAACTAAATGCAATTGTGAACATCGTATCTGGTGCGGATCTGCGTATTTTCTCAACGGGTGGTGAGTTTATTGTTGTTCAATCAGAAGATACACCAATTACGCCAAGTAATTTTTTGGTGCGACCACAAACCCGGTTTGGATCAAAGGCTGGTGTGCCAATTGAAGATTTAAACGGCGCAACAATCTTTGTTCAGCGTCAAGGCAAAGCTATCAATGCGTTCCAGTTTGGAAACGATACCCGCTCTTATCAAGTGCAGAACATTGCTTTGCTATCATCTCACTTGCTGAATATCCCAGTTGATATTGCCGTAAGAAGATCATCGTCAACAGATGAAGCGGATCGGCTGTTTGTTGTGAATAGTGGCGATGGATCGATGGCGGTATATTCTATCCTTACCGGACAGAATGTTATTGCGCCCAGCAAGTTTACAACTGATGGTGAGTTTATTGCAATAGCTGTTGAATTAAGCGAAGTTTATGCAATTGTTAAAAGGACGGTGGATTCTGCAACTGTATATTATTTAGAAGTGTTTAATTCTGACTTTACACTAGATAGCGGTGTCAGTGGTGGAGCAATAA